CGTTCCGGAACTGATCGAAGGCCTCAACGCCATGTTTTCCGGCATGCCTCCGATGGTCGCCGCCGGGAAAGTGATCAGCGGAACCCCCTCACAGGCCACCGTCACGATGGCCGATCTGAAAGGGCAGGCGTAATTATGGATCTCAACACCTACTCCACCGATTTTCTTCAGATCCTCGGCTCCGGCGGCGATCATGAGATCGTCTGCCGTGGCATCATCCGCCCGTCCTCGACCGATCTCGACCTGATCCCGGGCGTCCTGCTCATGCGGTACGCTTCTGATCTGTCCCTGTGCACCGTGTGGGATGGTGCAACGAACACCATCGTCTGTGGCGTCCTGCTGAGCCCCTGCACGGCTGGTGCAACGGCGATCCCGGCGACGATCCTGGCCTCCGGGACCGTGAAGAACGAGAACTGTTCAATTTACTCCGACGGCGACGGCGATCCGGTCCCGACCCTGGTGCAGTGGAATCAGGCTCAGGTGCAGAGCGGAATCATTCCGCAGGGCACCGAGTACGGGAGCTAAACCATGGATCTCCAGAGCGCCGAAATCACGATGTTTCAGATCCTCGGGTCTGGCAAGTTCGTCATCGTCAATCGCGGCGTGCTGCGGGCCTCCGGTGCCAACGAGGAGTTGGAGCCGGGGTGCCTGTTGCAGGCGGACGCAAGCGGTGTGCAGAACCTCGAACCGTGGGACGGATCCAGCGCTGTGCTTGGCGTCCTGCTCGAAGGCATCACAGCCACGAGCGCGGCTCAGACGTGCAAGGTCCTCGCACGCGGCAACGTCAAAAATGAACACTGTTACGTGTTCAATGCGACCCTGGGCAAGCAGCGCCTGACCCCGGCTCAGTGGACCATCGCGAGGGCCTCCGGGATCAATCCGCAGGGCAATGAGTACATGCCGCTTGGCACGATCAGCGGCACCCTGAAGGACGAAGACGACACCGTTCGCAATGGCATCGTTGTGACCCTCAAGGATGCCGACGGGAACACCATCGGAACAGCCACCACAGCCGCTGTAACCGGTGCCTACTCGTTCGCGAGCATTCCGGTTGGCACGTACTACCTGAACGTTCCCGCCACGAGCACGTACTACGCGACGGTCTCGCAGGCTGCTGTTGTGACCGAGAACGCGACGACCACGGCGGCCATTGTGAGCCTGTTCAAGGTCGGTTCCATCGCCGGTATCTGCACGGATAACGACGAGCCTGCAAACCTGCTCGAAGGTGTGTCCCTGACCTGTATGCTCGTGGGCAGCGAAGGCGATCCGGAGTACGGTCCCGTGCTGAGCGGTTCCGATGGTGCCTACGAATTCCCGGCCGTCCGCGTGGGCATCGCATGGAAGATCATCGCCGTGTTGGCCGCGCATAACACCGAAACGGTCACTGACATCACGGTCGCGACTGACACCGAAACCGAACTCGACATCGTTCTGGATGTTACCACCTAACCCGTTGATATCATAGGAGATTTCACATGTTCCCTTCCACTGTTTTCACCCCTGAGTCTGTCATGGACATGATCAAGCTCACGGCGCGGCCGGTCCCCAAAGGGGAACTCCAGGCGCTGCTGATGCCCAACTTCCGCATTCATCCGAAGGCCTCGATCCTGGTTGATCTCGCCACCCGCGAGATCGGCGCGGTGCCCCTGACCAACTTCGGCGCGTCGGCGTTTCCGATCAACGGCTACGAATCCAACATGCGCTCGTTCGCGCCCCGCTCGATCCGCCTGCTCGGCTCGATCCCCGGGTCCGTCGTCAACGAACTGAAGGACCTCGATCCGACGTACCTGAACACGGAGCGCGGCGAGAAGATCGCGGACATGCGCGACAGCGCCAAGGAGACCCGCGAGGCCATGCTGGCCCTGGGACTGCGCGGCACGTACTCGTACCCCGTGAATCAGCAGATGGGCGTTGGCGTCGATACCACGACCATCGGCGCGGTACACTCCCCGACGGTGAGCACGAAACTGAACACGGCGACACCGACTTTTGCCGTTCTCCAGGCCACCTACAAGATCTTCCAGGACAAGATCAAGGCGGACTCCGGCAACACCTTCGGCGGCAACTCGAACAACCTCGTGTGGCTCGTCTCCGATGACGTGTGGGCCGTCGTCCTGACCGCCCTCGGATCGCAGTACAGCGGTTCGGCCATGGCGATCCTGCAACAGTCCATGATCGAAGGCGAGTATCGCGGCTTCGGCATGCGGATCAAGAACATCTCCGGATCGTACAAGACGTACGCTTCCGGCACCACTTCCACGGCTCCGCTGATCGCTGCCAAGACCGCGATCATGGTGGACCTGAGCGCGAAGCACTTCGGCGCTTACTGCTCGGTGGAAGACCTCGAAGCGGGCAACGTGCCCACTCCGATGTTTATCAAGGAGTGGTACGAAAAGGATCCTTCGGTCCTTCAGATCCTCTTTGAACAGAAGCCGTTCATCTTCCCGGACGTTCGCGGCATCGCCCTTCAGACCGTCCTCACCTGATAAGGAAACACCATGGCCGCCGCTTCCATCGCCGACGTAAAAAACGCAATGAAATCCTACAGTTACGACACCGTGACTGGCAAGGACGACCGCGTTTGCACGAGAGCCTTGGAAGCGGCGGAACTGTGGACTTCCGGCAAGATGGCGAAGGCGGGATACACGGACGTGGACACGACGACGGACTACCTCCGGCAAGTGGTCGTCGCGTACGCCGTGTACCATCTGCACGCCTACAACGATCAGGAAGGTGTTGCCGAGGACAAGCTCAAGATGGCTCGCGAGCTGCTCGAAGCGGCCATCGGACTTTCGGCCACATCGAACGGATCGAATTCGCCCGCTGCACGGCCTGTTGCAGTCGTGACCAACCCTGAGGTGTCGTCATGGCTGACAGCATTCTGATTGACTTCAAAGCAGCGGCGCAGTTCCTCAACGAAAAGCGGTTCAAGCATGGCTTGGATGGCCGTCTTCAGGCCGCCCTTGGCTCGTACCTTGCACGCATCACGCAACGGGAGATGGGCAACGGTACGAAGGGCCTTGCAAAGCTCACCTTGCGGTTGCGCACGAAGAGCAGCAAGCGGCCCTTGCAGGACACCGGCGGGCTTCGCAAGTCCATCGTGTGGGATCGCGTGACCAACGGCGTGGAAGTCGGTTCCGTCCTGCGGTACGCCCGCTTGCATCAAGAGGGTGGCACGATCACCCCGAAGAAGGCCAAGAAATTGGCCATTCCGGCGACCAAGGAAGCCCGCGCCATGTCCTCTGCTTTCGGCGTGCGGAAGGCCCTGGAAAACTTCGCGAAGAAGTACGGCGCGATCCGGTTCACGCCTGGCACGATTCGGGCCGGAGATGTGATCCTGTTCTACCGTCGCGATTCGGTTGACGTTCCCGCGCGGCCGTACCTGTTCATGAACGCGGATCGCGAAGCGAAGATCGTTGAAATCATGCAAAATTACCTTGAAGACGGGCAGGTGCAATAATGCTCTGGGTCTTCAAGGAACTCTCGCGATGGATCACGGATCAGACGGGCCTCCCGGTACTGCTCCCGGGGCAGCCGGACACGTTGCAAGAGCCGCATGTGTGGTTTGAAGTCCGCAAGATGATCGTGGATCACCCGGACTTCGGGAAGATCGAATTCGACGAGATGATCGCGGCCGGTTCGCAGGATTCCCGGTATCGCGGGCCGTCCGTCGTCGGAATGGAAATGGACATCATCGTGTCCGCTCTCGGATCGTCTCCGGACTTCGCAAACGCCTACTTTGAAGCGGTGCGGAAGATCGCCAAGATCCTGAAGATCGGGCACGTTCCGGTGCCGTTCATCGCACAGCAGGACGGGCACGCGCACGGCGCGGGTCTTGAAGTCCGCGACATGGGCATGATCAGCGATTACGCGAAGGCCGACGGCATCACGGCGACGCTGTGGTCGGCCGGTTGGGAATGCACGTTGCGCTTCCCGACTCGCGAGGACGAAGAGTACACGGTGGAACCAGTTGACTATACCGAAACAGAACCCGGCGGCCCCGTGCCAATCGGGTAGAAAGTGAAGAATTTCAATGGCTTACGCACATGGTTTGACTGTTCAGATTGGTGGTGGCGTCGGCACTCAGATGCGCCTGGGCGGGTCTGCGGTTCCGGTGTTCTTCGGT